TAATAATCTTATGACTATTAACATCAACATCGCCTGTGCCGTTAGGGTCTAATACTAAATCACCGTTTGAGTTTGTTGTTGAAACTGTGTTGCCATCAATTGTAATGTTATCTACATCTAAAGAAGTAATACCATTTAAATCAGTTTGAGTTGCGCCTAATGATACACTATCAGAACCAATTGTGATTGATGAATTTGCTAAGTGAACATTATCTACTGAACCGTCTGTAATATGTTCTGAGTCAATAGCGTCATCAGCAATCTTAGCACCAGTTATTGCATCACCAGCTATCTTTGCACTTGAAACAGAACCATCAACTAACTGAGAAGCATTAATAGTTTTGTTTGTAAGTGTTTCTGTACCAGCTAGAGTAGCAAATGAACCGTCTTGTAATGCTGTATTAAATTCAGCAGTTGTACCAGTTAATGTGCCTTCACCTAAATCTAAAGTTAATGTGTTAGATGCACTATCAATAGTTTTGTTTGTTAGTGTATCTGTTGAATCTTCTGTTACAACATTTGAATCTAAGTTTACAGAAATCGTGTCACCAGTTACGGCAGTAGTAATACCAGAACCACCTGTAATTTTAAGTGTGTCTGATAATAAATTTATTGTTGCCGCTGTTGATGATTCGTCAACGATAGTTAAAGTAGTTGCAACACTAGCTGAACCGGCTGCTGTTAATCTACCTTGTTGGTCTACTGTAAAGGTTGGTATAGATGTAGCAGAACCGTAAGAACCTGGAGTTACTGCTGTGTCATCTAAGTCAATTGAAATTTCATTATCTGTAACACTTGTTGTAATACCTGTGTCACCTGAGAATGTAATTGTTTCACCAGTCGATACAGAATCATTTGAACCAGTATCAGCAGCTATAGAGAGAGTTTGTGTTACTGTTCCAAAAGATAAGTTTCCTGAACCGTCTGTTTGTAAAAATTGACCAGAAGAACCATCGCCGTCTGGAAGAACAAATGTTGTTGTGCTTGTTACTGCATTAGGAGCTTTTAACGCAATGTAATTTGAACCGTTATTTGTTCCTTCATTTAATTTTACTGAACCGCCAACAGTTGTTGAGTTACCTATATTGAGAGTATCAATTGCTAGGTTACTATCAACTGTTAATGCTGAATTTGCTGTGAGTGTACCATCTACATGGTCTAGTTTATCTACGAAATATTGGCCACCTATTACTGTGACATTGTTTGCAAAACCATCACCGCCGACACCACCTTCACCAATAAACAGTCTATCACCGTTATTGCCTTGGGTACCTGTTCCATATGTATAAGCAAATTCACCGAGGTATAGGTCTGACGGAGCTGAAGTATTTGCACTTCTTTTAATTTGAATAATTGTTGACATTTATCTTAGCTCCTAAAAGTTTCCGCCATTGAATATAATTGTACCTGTATTGGTCTCAATGGTCGTTTTTGTTACAAATTTATCACTAGGTGCATCATATTGCAATAAGGCGCCATCGGTAAGTGTGCTTGAATCAACATCTGTTAAACTTCTAAGTCTGTTAGTATTTGCTACAGCCAGATTTGTGCTCGGAACTTGTACTGAAACTTGTTGTGGTCCCGCTGAAGTTGAGGAGTTGATATTTGCTCTAACTCCACCAGTTTGATTAATAACTGCTTTAACCATTAATGGTCCTCTCTCTTTTGTAATATTTATAACGAAAATGTATTGAGGAAAGTCTAAACTTTTGGATTTACAGTAATAATACCTTCAATTACTCTGGTAACTGAGCTATCGGATGTCTTTGTAATGTAAACATCATAGACATATCGTGCCGGAGCATCTAAAGCTGTTGTTTGAGTATCTGTTAAAGATAAAGAAATGACACCTGTTGTAGTGTCACTAGCAATTGTTGTGGTAATCGTTGTAGATGAAGAAGAACCGTAGGCATCTGCCATAGCCGCTGATGCTGTATAACCTGCTAAATCAACGGCATCACCGTCTGAATTTGTAACAGTTACATCTGAAGTAAATGTTGCCCCTTGGTCTATTCTAAGATTTGCTACTGCTGCCATTGAATTGTTTTATACCTTCTGCAATTTTTTCGTTGTAGTAATTTGTTAATACATCAATCTTTTCCAATTCAATTTCATGTCGCACTTTAGATGTTTGTAATTCTTGTCTGGCCGCAATAGTATTTCTAAGGGCTAACGGAAGAACATCTAAATCATAATCTTTTCCGTCAATAGATATAACATTCTTTGGTTGTTCACTCATAATTTCTCCTGTCAAACTATTTATCCGTTTTCATTCAGTCTTTTGACAACAATATCGTGTTCTTCTAAAACCCGCCAAGTGGCTCCTCTATAACTGTGTATTTGGGTACCAATATTGTCTTCACTAGGATAAGTAGATAAAACTTCATTAATATTTATTGTTAAAGGTTTGCCTAAGTAAGGTTGCACACTACTGTTTTCTAATATTGAACCATTTGTAAATGTTTTAAATATACCTTTTGATTTTGTAATTTTTAGAGTTTTTAAATTATTCAAATCCACTTTATTTTTAGTTTCTTTTTCCATACTATCTCCTTATTTTTAAATAGTCTATTTGAGATTTTTTTGATAATAACTCTCCCTCAATATGAAAGTTAAATGCCATAGAGTATCTATCCATATCCGATATGTTGGCTTTTATACCGTGTAATAGAGAAGACGGAAATAAAATTATCATACCATTTTTTGGTTCTAAAGAGTACAAATTACAATTATCTATAGTCAATTCAGAAAAAGGTAAATTACAAGATACTGGAAAAATAGGCCTATGATTTGTCGGAGACTCAAAAATTATATTACCAGATTTTTCATTTGTTCGTAAATATAATACACCACTTATTAAACTATTTGCATGAAAGTGACTTTGCCCCCAATCGCCTTTTTCATGTTTATTAACCCAACTATTTTGTAAGTACCATTCTAAATGAGTATCATCCACTTTTAAAAAGTTTTTAGTGTATAATTCTAAATTATACATAATTTCTTTTTTCAACTCTTTAAATTGTTCCTTATCTAAAATGTATTTGTCTTTTGTTAGTTTACCATTTTCAGATTCCATTAATTCATAATCAGTATTGTATAATTCTTCTAAATTGTATTTTTCCAAATCTATAAAATTTTGAAATACTGGAGTAGGAAATAAATTATATACTTTAAATTCTCTATTCATTTTTATTTACCATCAGGTATAGAATAATAGAAATGTGTTATTGTCCATCTGCCGTGTCCGAAAGGCATTTTTTGTTTCATTTTTATAGGCGTTACGGAGTGTAAATATGGGCAAGGAAAAAATATAGCTCTATTATGTTTACAATTAACAGTCACATTTGGTTCTTTAAATACAAAATCGCCACCTATAAACTTTTTTGGTGTTTTGTAAAACCATACTAATTGCGTCCATTGAAATGTATCATAATGGTCGTCATAATAGTCTTCTTCTTCATAATAAGAAACCATATTAGAGTTTTTATTAGAACTCTCAAAACTTCTAAAATAAGGGTCACAAAATTTTAATTCATTTTGAAATTCATTACTTCTTACTTTGTATAATGTATTTTCAATTGGAAATCTAGGATAATGTTTATCACTATAATACTCAGAAGTATACCATCTATAAGATTTTCCTCTAGCATTACCTTCTTTATCTCTTGCGACAATAGTATCTTCAGCCCTATCAATATCTTTTAGATGAGAATATAAATTCAATTCAGACCAAATAGCCTTTTCTTCTTCTGGTGTGTACCAATTATCAACTATCAGAAAAGGAAATTTTGGATTTTCCTCGAATTTTGTAAACTTCCAATACTGTTCAATTTCTAACATTATATTATTCCTAATCAATTAATCAATAACATATTTTTTTGTACCTGAAGTATCAATTTCTTGTATTGATGTTTCGTGGTTTTTTTCAGCATTATCAATAATATCTTCATCTCTAAATGAAGCAGGCAATCCTAATAAAGGTCTTCCGTCAAACATAATATTATATTGGCCTGATTTTTCATTATAGTGCATAAAAAGTTGAGCATGATTTAATCCCATAAAAGGTTCTCTCCAATGTTCAACAATGTCTCCTCTATAAATTAACATATCGCCAGGTTTCATGTGAATGGGCAGACCTGCTGTATCTTTTGTACCATCTTTAGGTCCTACAAACATAGGCCAATCCCAATCTGGATATTTCTTTTCATCTACATTTGAATTGTCGTAACCTAAACACAATGTTGTCGAAATCTCACAACTTGGTCTGTCTTTATGTCTTTTTAATTCTGTGCCTGTTGTATAAAGTCTATGATATGTGTAAGTAGGAATTAATTCTTTACCTGTTAACTCATTCATTTTTTCTAACGATATACTCAACAAAGCGTCAAAAATAGGTTCACCGTATTTACTAAAGTCGCCAGGAGCTTGTTTATCATTAAAAGTACCCCATACATCTGCATCATATTCAACACCTTGTTCTTCAAAGAAAGCCAATCTTGTGGATTCTAACTGTACATGATGATACAATAAATTGGCCATTTCAGTTGATAAAAATTTTTCAATTTTAACCCAACCATTTTCTTCAAAAAATTTAGCTGCAGGATGTACCACAGCAGGATTTAATCCAGTTTGACCCTTTAATAAAGACATAGCATCATTTTTCTGTTCTTCAGTTAAAGCGTCCCAATTTGCAATTTTATTTTCCATTATAACTCCTAACTATTTAAATGGTTTACCTAACGCCCATAATACTAATGAATATCTTGTTCCTTTAGTAACAGGTGTAACTTGATGATATACAAATGATGGAAATATAATAATTGAACCTTGTGGTCTAATTTCAGTACATTCATGGAATCTTTTTCCTGAAGCATGAGGACCAAAGTCAAATTTTAAATTTCCTCCTTCATATTCACCTGGTTTATTTAGATTGATTGTCATTGACAATTTTCTTACTTTACCTACGAAATTTGGATTTTCAGAATATCCCGTAGGTAATCTACCTTTTTCGTCCTTTTTATGAACGCCAGGTATAAATCTTTTATATTTACCCTCGTGGTCACTATTACCATCAGCGTGCCAGCCATAAAATTGATTTAAACCGTATTTTGTAAATTGAAATGATTCAGCACTATCGAATTCGTAATGCCATCCTGATGATTTATTTGCTTTGTGTAGAAACGGCCAAACTAAATCGTATAACCATTGAGGATTCATCCAGGCAATTTCACTATCTCTAATAAATGTACCTTTTTGTATATCATTTGTAGCAATGCCTTTTTCATCTCTTAATTCTTCATATGTAACATCAGCCATTGGCTTAGAGTTTTCATCTATATCACCTTGTTTATGATTGTACCCCATTGTAGTGGCATTGGTTTCGCCACCTTTTTGTTTTGTTTCGTTGATTATATTTTCTCCCAAGTCAATAATTTTTTGACACATTTCTGGGGTCAATGCGTTTTGAAAGAAAAAATAAGAATTTTTAAGTAACATTATATAATACTCCTATCATCTATTTATCTTGCTCCCACACCATAGAATAATTACCAGATATGCTAACTCTAGTATCATCTGTCCAAAATGGATTAACACTATGTTGTAAATAAGACGGGAATATAAACATTAATCTTTCATAAGGTTTAACTCTAAATTCTGAACCATGTAGTGAATTTGGAAAAGATTCACCAAAAGCAAATATAATTTCGCCTGGATGATTTGTATTTGATATTACATACGACTTATCAAATATTCTTTGAGGCACTTTTGTAAATATAACAAAAGATATATTTCCTGTGTGGGTATGTCTTGGATTAAAATCTCCAGCTTTTTGATAATTTATCCATAGAGATTCTAATGTTAATCCGCTAGTTTTAGAATTAAGAACATTTGGGGTTAAGAACTTTTCAATATAATCTTGGCCATATTTTTCAGCTATATTATCTAAATAGTCATTAACATAAGGAGTTAATTTTTTTGATATAAACTTTGCATATTCTTTATTGTAAAAAAAACTATTACCTGTTTTCATATTGCCAGCTAAATTTCTTCTAAAATCATTTTTCTCAACATTTAATTTATCGCCTTCTTCATTTAAAGAATTAACAATGTCTTGTGAAACTTCTGTTTGATAAATTGGAGGACCAAAAGGTTTAATAATTTTAGAACCACTTGAACAAGTTTTGTGTATAGCGTTAGTATCAAATGTATTATTAATCATCATATAATTTTTACCTTATTTTGAGTGTTTTTTCAATTCTTTTATCATATTTGTTTTAGTTAATCTTTTGTCTAATTCTATACCGACTTTTCTACCAACCTTTTCAATTTCATTTTTTGTTTTCTTTTCTAAAGATTTGATTTGTTCTTTTGTAATTTGTTCTTTTGATTCTACAATGAATAAGTCAGTAATGAATTTTTTAATTTTATTAATTAGTTTCATAATTTTCTCCTTATAATTATTTATTAGACTTTTTAAAGTTAATCCATCCTGTAATTATCATCTTTTCATGTGTATCTGATATAATACCTCTATGTAAATGTGTAAACCCAGCTGGCCATATTATAGTATCGCCCTTAATACACTCAGTTGTTACATTTTGGTTTGGAAAATAAGTTCCTGCATTAGGAGTATTTGTTAAATAAGTCATAAAAACTAATTCTCTACTTCTAGTTTCAAATTCCATTCTCTCAGAATGTAATTTTTTAAAGCCACCACCAATTGGATATTTTTGAATGTTTGTGCCTTCTAATATACTCAATGGACCATACTTACCTGCATCTGTTGGAATGTGTTTTTTCAAATACATTTTTGTCATTGCATATAAATTTGTATAATATTGTTGTATATATTTTTGTTCGTCAAACTCTATTCGTATTTCTTTTGATACTTTAGTATTGGTATCAACCTTTTGGTCTGAACTTATACAACCATCTATAGCATTACTTTCATTTTTTTGATATAAGTCAATAATTTCATCACACACACTCAAAGGCATTTCATATTTTTCAATAAATGTTTCCATGTTAACTCACATTATAATTTATAATACATCTTAAATTATTTTCTGGTTGACAAGCTGTATGCCAATAATAACCATCAAATATAACAACACGGCCTTTTTTTGGTGTTATTCTTTGTTTTTCAACAAGTTCTGATATATGAGGTACTTTTTTACCGTCTTCAAAATTATTTTCGTAAATGACTGTATCGCCGTCACTATCTAAAACATAATAAAGTATTACCAAATGTCTAAAATCAGTAATATCTAAATGTGGACTATCGACAATATGTCTATCTTTAATGTTTAGGGGTAATTGGAAAAAGGCTCTTCCTTGGTGTATCTTAGAATATTGATAACCAATTTTTTTACAAGAATTTTTGATAATGGGTATTAAAGGTTCATGCCAATCGCTGTTGTCATTACCGTTTTTACTTACAAAATAATGTGAAAATCCTGGTCGTTTTTGTACATTATTTTTGATATACGAAACATCTGTATTAAAAAACCAAGGAAAATTTAAACTAAGAAAAGTGTTTTGAATATCATCTTGTAATTTAACATCAATAATATCATCAAATACCCATACTTTTTTACGAAAAAACTCACTCATTTTTATAATATAAACCTCAATCTTAGTTTTAAACTAAGAATATTTAGTATTTGACAATGACGATACCTTTACCGCCATTACCGCCGCCAATGACATTGCCTTGTGAAGCGCCACAGCCTCCGCCGCCGCCTCCTCTATTTGCTTCACCATTACTGCCACCAGAACCCATAGTTCCTGAAGCAGCACCGCCGCCTTGGCCGCCTGGTCCTGGACTTCCATCATTACCTGCAATTGCATTTTGTCCGCCTGAACCGCCACCACCTGCGTAGTAAGTAGATGTTCCTGAAATATTGTATGCTTTACCAATACCGCCTGCTCTACTTGGTCCTGGACCGCCGTTGTTTCCGGCTGCACCAGCGCCGCCACCTGAACCTGATGGTGTGCCTGGATTGCCACCTGTTGCACCTGAATTACCGAATCCGTATGTACCTGAATCGCCTGGTTGTGTTGGTTGAGTTCCACTAGGTTGTGGAGCAGCAGGTGTATCTCCGCTTCCCCAACCGGCAGTACCACCGCCTGAGCCTCCATTTAGACCCTTATTACCGGCGTAACCGTCTGGATGGTCAGGAGAGGTGACACTTCCAGCACCTCCGCCACCACCACCTTTAGCAGTTAGTGTACCAAATACTGAATCTTGTCCTAAGTTTGTAGGACCTGGATGGGATGTGTCAGCGCCAACAAAACCTTGACCTCCACTACCTACTGTAACTGAAACTGTTCCGCCTGGAGTTACCGGGAATGCTGGTCTAAAGATAAGACCTCCTGCACCGCCGCCACCGCCTGCAACTGCGTTGGTATTTGAACCGCCACCTGAACCACCACCTGCAACGACTAATACATCAACAGATGTGACACCTGCTGGTACACTAAATGTACCAGATGATGTAAATGATTCTACTACTATAGCAGTAATAGTAATACTAAATGCTCTATCACTTGTGTTTGAATTAACATCAGTAGCTCTGATTGTAAAATTTGAAGTTGTGTTTGAAACTGGTTCTGTTGGTGTTCCAGAAATAACATATCCTGAACTTGTAGAAGTACCAGACAATCCTGCTGGTAGAGAACCACTTTCTAAAGTATATGTGATGTCGCCGCCGGATTCTGGATCCGCAGCTGCAATAGTAATATCTGACCAACTCCCGGAACTTGCTGAATATAAACTTCCAGCAGAAGTCGAAAATACAGGTTGTCCATCAATTGTTAATGCGTCTGCTAATGTTCCTGCAAGACCAGATGAGTTAACAATTTTAATATCAAATGGTTCATTTGCGTTTGTTAAATTTGCTGTATTTTTTGCAACAACTAAAGTAACTTGTGTTGCACTATCTCTTGTAGTCGTATCAGGAGAAATTTCTACACCACCGTCTGTAATAATTTTAGCAGTTACACTTGTTGAGAAACCTGAACCTGTAACTACGATTGTATAGTTTCCTGTGCTATCGCCAGATAAAACATCAGAAGGTGAAATACTTGAAACAGCTGGTGGAGCGTCAATAGATTTCCATGCCGTACCATCATAATACTCCAACAAATTTGTTGTGGTATTAAATCTTAAATGTCCTTGTTCTTCAATACTTCTTTCGTTTGTAGAACCAGTTGATATACCTTTTCTTTTTGCCATAATCCTATTTATCTACCTTATGCCGGCAGCTCCCTAATATCAATTTTATCGTTGGCTGAAGGAGCCGTTGTTAGTGTCAAAGTTGTACCTGAAACTGTATAGTCTGTTCCTGGTAATAATACTAAACCTTCGTTCATTACTAATAAATTATCTTCTGATACACCACTTGAAACTGTGAAAGTTGTTGTTGAACCGTCACCTGTATAATCTCTTTGTGTTGTGGCCTTGACAATATTACTTGTTTCAATCCACTTAACTTGTTGTGCTGATAAATCATACACTAAAAATCTGTCGTCTGAGGCCGCTCTTGCAGCTAATTCTGTAAAAGAAGTAAATGATGCTTGACCTACTACAGCGCCATCATATGCAATTCCTAAGTAAATTAAAAATACATTTTCACTTGCACCAGGAGCTTCTGTGAATACGATTTGTGTACCGCCACTTCCTAGTGTATATGCTGAGTTAGGTTCCTGAAGTACACCAGCAACGGAAATTAAAATTGAACTTGTAGAAGCAACTGTATAATCTAAAGTGAAAGTAGTCGTACTACCATCAGCAGTCAATGACTGTCTTTCAAATGCTCCGTATGTTGGTTCTCTTCCTAAATATGCCATTTAATCTTTCCTAATATTGTACGATTACAATTCCCTTACCACCATCGCCGCCGTCATCAGAATTTGGTCCTGAGGTTGAACCTCCTCCGCCACCGCCGCCACGGTTAGCCGTGCCTGGTTCGCCTGTTCCACCAGCTGTAGGATGTCCATCACCGCCGCCTCCTTGGCCGCCTACTGCAAAACCTTGGAAACCAGTTTCGCCTGAACCTCCGCCGCCGCCGGCATAATAAACACTTGTGCCTGAAATATTGTATGCTTTACCGATACCGCCGTCGCCACATGTACTAGCACCTGGACTTCCAGGTTCACCAGCTGCGCCACCGCCACCGCCTCCGCCGCCTACATAACCAGCAGGACCACTATTACCATCACCACCATTAGTTCCAAATCCGTATGTGCCTGAATCTCCTGGTTGAGTTGGTTGAATACCTTGGCCAATTTTGCCAGTAAGTCCAGATTCTCCTCTAGCACCACCACCTGAACCACCTGGAGCTCCAGGTTGTGTCATACCTCGGCCGCCTGAACCACCGCCGCCACCTTTGGCAGTCAATGTTCCAAATACTGAGTCACTACCAACTGTAGCAGGATTATTTACAGCATTTTGAGCTAGGTCATATCCACCACCTGATGCACCATTACCTACTGTGACTGTAACTGTTCCTCCTGGAGTTACCGGGAATGCTGGTCTGTAAATTAGACCGCCAGAACCACCGCCTCCACCACCAGAACCTCCACCGCCGCCGCCACCGGCAACGACTAGAACATTTACTGAAGTTAACCCACTTGGTACTGAGAAAGTACCTGAAGATGTAAATGAATCAGTTACTGGTGCTTTAATTGTAATAGAAAATTCTCTATCAGCTGTGTTTGAATTAACATCAGCAGCTCTGATTGTAAATGTAGATGTAGTATCTGAACCTACGGCACTTGGTGTGCCAGAAATTACATAACCTGAACTTTGTGATGCACCTGACATACCTGCTGGCAATGAACCTGTTTCTAAAGTATATGTGATGTCGCCACCTGATTCGGGGTCAGCTGCAGCTGCTGTATAAGTAGCACCTGAGGCTCTAGCTGCATCAAAAACTGTGGCCAAAGAACCTGATGCTGTTGACCAGGCTGGCTGAGCGTCAATTGTAATTTGTTGATTTAATGATGATTGTAAACCAGAACCAGCAGTAACTCTAACACCAAAACTTTCATCTTCATTTGATAAACTTGATTTTGCAATTGTACCTGTAATCTGCGTATCTGAATCTATAGTTTGACTATCAAAAGAAACTTCTGTAGCATTATCTGATTTTATTAATTTTGCTGTTGCACCTGTAAAACCTGAACCTGTAATGACAATAGTATAGTTACCTGTGCCGTCACCAGATGTTAAATTGGTTGGTGATACACTTGAAATTGTAGGGAAGTTTAAGAAATTTGTTTGAGTAACTTTTTTAAGAACACCAGCAGATGTATCGTAAATTAAAATTTGGTCTCCTGTAGCTGCCCCTTCTCCTAAGGCAGTTTTATTTGTAATAATACCAGGACCTACAACATTTTGTGATTCGATAGCTTTTAAACTGTCATCGCTAGCATCATAAATTAAAAACTCATCCGTATCCGCAGCTTCTGAGCCTAGATTCGTTTGGTCTTTAATTGAGCCTTTGTCTAACCCGCCTTTACCTACTCTTGTTAATGCCATTTTGTTCTCTCTTTATTACTATTTATCTTCTGCCTTTGGTAAACTAGCAATTTTCTTAGCCAGTCTATTAACAAAATCATCTAAGTAATCAAGGTCAGCAGAAAATCCGATATGTGGTATTCTTATTTTATTACCCTCACTATCGGTTGTTTGTCTAAACCCTTGCATTGATTGACCAAGTCTTTCGTCTTTTGTCAATTGATGCCATACTGTATCTTCGACTTTCATCATTGGTACTGTTACCAATTGAAATCTCTCTTTTATTTCAGCTACGACCATATTTGTTGGAATTCCTGGTCTTTGCTCTAACAAATTTATAACTTCTTCTACTACCGACTTATCTCTATCAGTAATATCGCCGTAGTCAAATAAAGGTTCAATATCTTTATCAGCTTCTACATTCGATTTAATTTTACTCATTGTATATTCACTCCTTAGTTTGAATAATTAATTAATTATATTTAGTATGAAACAATTACAATTCCTTTACCGCCTGAGCCGGCAAGTCCTGGTCCTGGAGATTGATTATCTCCGCCGCCGCCACCGCCGCCTCTATTAGCCGTACCTGATTGTGCATTACCGCTACTTTGTTGATTACCATTACCGCCGCCGCCGTTTCCGCCGGTGCCACCACCTTGTGCTGCTGGTTGAGCGTCTTCTCCTCCACCGCCGCCGCCGGCATAATAAACACTTGTGCCTGAAATATTGTATGCTTTACCTACACCACCATCTCCGCCTAATGTGGGTGACCCCTGTCTGGATTCACCAGCTGCACCTGCACCACCGCCGCCGCCTGCTGGGTCAGCATTACTATTCGAACCTTGGCCACCTGGATTACCGAATCCGTATGTGCCTGAATCTCCTGGTTGAGTTGGTTGTGTAGCTGTACCATGTGAGTTGTTAGGATAACCACCAGCACGGCCTCCACCTGAACCTCCTGGAGAACCTTGATTTGGTCCTGCATCACCAGTGTTGAAAGCTCCGCCTGAACCACCGCCTTTAGCCGTTAATGTGCCAAATACTGTATCTTGTCCATTACTTACTTGAGTACCTGCTGAATTACTAGCTGTGGAACCATCGCCTACTGTGACTGTAACTGTTCCTCCTGGAGTTACTGAGAATGCTGGTCTATAGATAAGACCACCTGCACCTCCGCCACCTCCGCCTTGTTGGTCACCGTATCCGCCAGCACCACCACCACCGACAACTAACACATCAACGGTCGTAAGTCCACTCGGTACGCTAAATGTTCCAGATGATGTAAATGATTCAACTGTAGGAGCATTAACAGTAATACTAAATGCTCTATCACTTGTGTTTGAATTAACATCAGCTGCTCGAATTGTGAAATTAGATGTAGTATTTGAAACTACAGCAGTAGCTGTGCCAGAAATTACATAACCTGAACTTGTGGATGAACCAGATAATCCTGCTGGTAGAGAACCACTTTCTAAAGTATAAACTACATCGCCGCCTGATTCGGGGTCAGCAGCTGCCATTGTGAAAGATACTCCACTTCTAGCAGAATCAAAAACACCACCTAAGCTGCCTGATGCTGTTGACCATATTGGTTGAGAATCTATATCAATTTGTCCTGTTAATGATGATTGTAAACCTGTAGCTGCGGTAACTCTAACACCATAAGGTGTGTTTGCTTCTGTTAATGAAGATTTTGCAATAACTAAAGTAATTTGCGTATCTGAATCAACTGTAGAAGTGTCTGCACTTACTGGAGCCCCTCCTGTTGTTACAAATGAACCTGTTGCGCCAGTAAAACCTGTACCTGTAATGACAATAGTATAGTTACCTGTTCCATCACCGGATGATAAACTTGTAGGACTAACGGATGAAATACTAGGAAAGTTTAATAAATTTGTTTGAGTAACTTTTTTAAGAACACCAGCAGATGTATCGTAAATAAGAATTAAATCGTCTATAGCCGCACCTGCTCCTAGAGCATCTTTGCCTGTAATAAGTGTTTCATTCGGTGTAACATTTGCTGCTTGAATTTTTTTAAGAGAACCTGTAGAAGCATCATGGATTAAATATGTGTCTGTATCAGCAGCCTGTTCCGCCAATTCAACTTGGCCTGTGATTGCGTCAACATTTAATTTACCAGATGTAATAGCATTATCGGCAACGGAAGAAAATTCGCCTTGTACTGTACCTGGATTTAAGATAACAATTGCATGACCATTTGTTGGTGCGCTTGTGAAAGTAACTCTTTTGTATTCGTTTGAACCATCTACACCTAATGTATAATCATCACCAGGAATTTGTCGAACATCATTTACGAATACTTGTAAATCATTTTGGCCTGCTTCAGCCATAGCAAATTGCATATCAAAAGCGACTGTAGAACCATCACCTGTAAAAGTGTCTTTGTCGGTAAATGTTCTAAAAGCTGTACCTGGTTTATTTGCAATATAAGGCATTCTTTATAACTCTCTCTTTAACTATATTTATTATACATCTTCAAGTATGGATAATGTAGCATCTAAAGAAGTTGCTGTTCCACAACTTACTCTAATTACATCTCCTGTAGTACCATTATTTTGTAATACAATCTTGTTACCTGCCATAACTTCTAAAGCTGAACCAGCAGGAACTGTTGCGTCTTTTACAATGTAAGTATCTGTTCCATCGTAACCATCTAAAAATATGCTAGCTGTAACACCTGTAGTTGTTTTATTTGCTAAAGTGATACCGATAACTATACTTTCTAAGGCAGATGAACCAGCACCAGCAGGAGTAGTGTACAATGCGTCTGCACTAGCTTCGGTGCTAGTTGTTGCACTACTGACTTGAAATCTTTTAAAATCGTTTGCCATTTTGGTCTCTTCCTATTATTTATACTTCTATTTATACTATTTATAATATTATCCTAAGGCAATTGATTGAGCAATTGCAAAAGGTCGAGTAGCCACTCTTACAGAATTTTCTGTAATTATAGCACTTTCAGTTGTTCCAGTAGCCGTGATATTTACAGCACTTGAAATTGACCCACTATTAATAGATAAAGTGCCATCTGTTATAGTGGTTGACGAAACACTTGTTAGTCCACTTATTGTACTATTTAGTGCTACTGTTAAAGTATCAGTTGCTGATACTGTAGCAGTAATGTTTGAACCTGATGAAATTCTGAATACATCACCTGAATTAACTTGTTGAGTTGTAGATGTATCGTCAGCAATAGTAAAGGCCGTTGTTACTGCACTATTAATTTCATTGATAGCCGCAACAATATTGGAAGTATCAGTAGTATTTAAACCACTAATATCACCAACATCTGTTCCTAAAGAATTAAAGGTCGTTCTAAATTCTTCAAGTGTATTTGTTACTGCTACGCTTCTGATTGCCATTACTTGTTACCTAAGTCCTTTAATAATTTTTTAATTTCAAATAATTCTGCTTTTAAATTATTTATTTCTTTACAAGCGTTTCTTATTTGGTCACCTTGTTTTTCTCTTGCTTTTATTCTTTTCATATAAAGTTGATATTCAGATATATTTGTATTTACAATACCGTTTGAATATGTATCTCTAACTAAATCAGTATAACCTTCTACTTTTAGTTTAGTCATAACTTTATATTGCTAAAGCAATTCCTCTTAAATCTTGTATTACAGGCGGATATGCTGAGTTTGTGCCTTTCATTACTACTTTAATTTGAAAAGCAGTAAAGTCATGGATGCCTGTTGCACTATATTTGTATTCTTTAAATGTAGCTGCATCTTCAGCTGGAATAACTGTAGTATCTTCGCTACCGTCTGTGTTAAATGGAATCCAATTCAAGTCGTCAATATTTCTGACTTCTTCGGATGATGACACACGATAGTAAACTCTTACACTTGAAGTTGAACGAACATTTTGTGTTAATCTAACTTCTAATGATGTTGAATCATTTTCTAAAGTAATTGGTCTTGTACAGTAAATAGCTGCTGTTGAAGAACCTGTTGCTTGTTCATCATCTACAAAGTTTGGTGTATTTCCACTTGAGGGATTATTTAATCTGTTTTGTACAGTAATTGCACTCATTCTTTGAGTATCTAAAACTGGTGAAAGTTTAGTATTTGATGTATTAAATTCTAAAGTAACAAATAATGATTTACTTCCACTCATTTCGTTTGTTTCATTAATTGTACTTGCTACCATTTGAGGAGCAGTAAAGTAAATATTATCATTTGCAATAACTGTTTGTGCATTTGTCGAACTTGTTAAACTAAATTCTGATTCAGAACCATGAATTGATTTACCTGTTGTCGGTCTAATCTTATATGCAATAGTTGTTTCTGGTACTGTCATAGTTGCTAAGTTTAAGTCTAACACATCATAAACTCTATTCTGTGTAGCTGCAACACTTGAACCGCCAACATCACCACTAGCTGTTGCTGTGCCACTTGAAGTAACTTCATAACTATCTAAAGTTATATTTGAAATACTTGTGTATGTTCCGTTAATTTCTGAAGCATCAAGGCCGTTGTATGTGCCTGAAGCAATACCAGAAATTGTTACATTATTATCTGCACCGTGCATACCGTGGTTTGGATGTGTAATTCTAATTGTAGAAGAACCATTTGTTGTTCTAATTGGATTAGTTGCAAGTGTTCTTGTAGGTAAGTCATCATTTGTTAATGTAACTGTACCTGTAACATTTTGGAACTCACATCTTTTTAATTTAAATTTAATATCTTCGTTTTGGTCAGCAGACCATGTAGTACCGTTTTGTGATTTAAATAATACACCGGCATATGGTTGTTCTGATATTGTTCTATCAGAATTAATTTGTGTTTCACCCATTCTTGCCACCCAAGCATTATAGTTTGTTGAGTTAGCCAACACAACAAGAGCATATTCAACATTTTCTTGTATGTAAACAGGACTCTTAAATGTAAATGTTGTTGCAGCTGATGAATCTTCACTAACTGTTACAGTATCAGGATTAATTGAAACTTCTGAGAATGGTAAAATTTTCGTTGAAGGATAACCATTTACAACTTCACGGATTTGTACAGTAATCGGTACATTATCATCTTTTGTTTTGAAATATAAATCAACTGAAGATACAAATACACCACCACTATCATCAATTAAGAATGTTTGTGCAAGAGGATCCCACCAACCAACTTGTCTGTTAGTTTCTCTTGTAGATGTTCTTGTAATTTGTCTGTTATCAGTTGTACTTTCTCTAACAAGTCTTGGTTCTCTTGTTGATAAAATAGTTTCTTGTTGAGTTTCTAATAAACCTCTTGCTGTGTAGTCTGCTTCACCTGAAGTTTCTACATCTGAAGCTCTACTATCTGAAGCAGAACTTGTTAATCTGAATACTCTTGTACCTGTTCTCCATCTTGGATTTGCATCAACATTTGGGTCAGGTATTGCAAAAGTACCTGTTAAAGCACCGTTAGCATCTGTGACTAAGTTACCGCCTAATGAACCGCCATCTGGTGTAACATACGCTGTTACATCAATGTTATCAAAGAATGGATAAACTCTTGTGTTCGGTTTAAATCTTGTACCTTCAAAAGTAATTGTTCTACTTCTAATAAAAGGAATAAATGCAACATTAATAATTCTGTCGCCAATTGAATTTCTTACAGTTTGAGGTACTAAAACATTTCTTACACCTGTTCTAGTTTGTTGTACTAATTGGCCAGTCGTAACTTCTTGTCTTTGTAAAACTCGTCTTGGAACACCAAAAGCAAAAGTACCTTCTCTTACAGGACCACCAAGACTTCTTACATCTAATTCTCTTGGACGGCCTGTCCACATATCTTGCCATTCATTCCAAACAGTACCAATTTCAATACTTTGTAAGTTTGGATTGCCTGCAATCATTGTATCAAAAGCACCTTGATTGTTTAATACTAATTCAGGAGCTCTTTCTGTTTCTTTCCATTCATCACCAGGAGGTGTTAATTCAATTGTACCTACCCATGTGAATACATTGAAAGGGTTAACATTGATTGCTTTACTAGCAAATGGTTGGTCAACCAAAGTTTCTTCTGTATATGGTAATGTTAATAAGTCACCGGTCTTTTGATAATTTGCAGCTGTTCTATCAGCGGCCACAATTGCTGTGCCGTCATCATCTCTTTCAATTAATTGTACTGCATCTTCTTTAAATGTTGGTCTTAAATGTCCTTCTGCCATATCCATAGCAGCTTTGTAATCTAAATTGCCCACATCACCAATGCCGTGACCTGTGAAGTTATCAACAATAAATCCGTTTTTAAATCTATCGAAGCCATCAGCATCTTGTATCTGTAAAGATTGTGCTGATTGTTCTAACATATTTAATTGAGTGTAATACTCGACATTTTCTAATCTCTTTTCTAATTTACCAATATCTCTCATTGTGTATCTTTTATTATCAATGATTGATATTTCTACATGGTCAGTTGATAAAGTATAACTTTCTAACTGTAATGTGAATAGGTGCATTGCACCATCTAAATTTTTAGGAACTTGTGGATTAAGTGATGAAGCACCTTTAACAACTCTAAAGACACCATCTTTATCTAAGAATACTTTATCAATTCTTGGTAAATAATATTCAAAGTCAGCAGATACATCTGAATTAAATTTAATTACATCTATTGTTGAAGCACCTGTGCCATCAAAACTTCTGTCTTGGCCACCTGAATTAATAGTTGAAGCATCATCAACTCTTGGTCTAAAATCTAATACATCTCTTAACTGATAAATTTGACCTGTAGTATCTGAAGTATAACTTGGAATATCTTCATAATTAATAACACCTGAATATGAATCGACATCAAAATAATCACCTGAACCGTGTGAGAAGTAATCAAAGTCAACTAATAAACGGCCTGTTGGTGTAATCGCACCATCTTTTAATTTTAATCTACCAATGTCATAGAAGTTATCTCTTTGACCGTTATCTAAATTAAATCTACTTGTAATATCTGTATCACTTGCTGTTGCAGCTGTTGAGAAATCAGCAGACATATAAACTGCGTTGATTTGGTAAACATCTGCCTTACCTAAACCAATTGTACCACTTTCAATCGTTGTTTGGTCTGAAATAGCAACTGTAGAATTAGAGTTTAATGTTTTTGTTTTTGAACCTGCAACTGAACGGTCAACTGTTGCTAAAATTTTAACTTTATGTCCTTGATAGTTTGCACCAAAGTCAAGTGTTAAAGTTTTACCTACTGGAGAACCGCCAAGTGTGAATATTGCATCGCCTTCATGGTTGTTACCTGATAAACTTAAAACATCACCAACTGCACCAGAACCACCAGCACCAGTTGACATAATAGAAACTGAGAAATCTTTTTCTAATAAAGATGTAAATGTTTCATTAGTACCAGCAGTAATTGTTACATCACCGTTTGATGATAATGTACCTGTGAAGTGTCTTCTTACTGCAAAGTTTGTATCTGTAACACCTGAATTATTAGTTGTTTTAAGTGTTTTAATTGTTTTGTATGGTAACTTAAATAAAGAAATATTTTTATTTGAATCTTGTACTTTTGCTCTTCTTCTTACAACAATTGTTTTAGTCGAAGCTGCCGCTGTGACACTTGAAAGTGTTAAACTTGTATTTGAAATAATTGCTTCAACAATTTTAGTTTCTGTATTACCACTATCGTTAGTAAATGAAATTGAATCACCAATATTTAAATCATCTGTAAATCTTGTACCGATACCTGTAACATCAGCAGAACCTGAACCTACATCAATAACACCTACGATTTGTAAATTTTGTCCGTAAGTTGCATCTAAAGCCGCATCAGCAGTATATGATGGTGAACCTGCCATACCAACTTGTTTGATACTTGGTAAATCAAATGTTCTAACACCTGGCAAACCAACTGCATCTGTTTGAATTGTTGCTGTGTTAGATGAAGTACCGCCTGTGATTGTTTCGCCAGCTGTAAATGCACCGTTAACACTTGATACAATAACAATACCATGTCTTACAACACCACCTGAAGTATAAGAAGTTACATTGGCAATTGTTGTGCCGTCACTTTCATATAATTCAAAAGTATTTGTTGCTGGATTTCTTACAGTAAATACTGTTGCATCTGTAATTGCTGATGAATCAACTTGGAAACCTGCGTTTTCAATTGTAATTTGTTGGCCTTCTTTTAAACCATGGCCGTTTGCTGTTACAGTTGAAACAACACCTGGATTATCTGTGTTTGAAATAGCTGTGATTGCAACACTTGTTGTAGTTGAAATAGATTCAACAATACCAGCTGCACCTGAAGTACCACCTGTTACAACTTCGCCTGTTGTAAATGATTGGTCAGTTGTAATATTTAAATGATTGAATAAGTTAATATCAAATAGATAATGTTTGTAAACTGCACCTGTTAAAGCGCCACTAGCAAAAGTATTCGATACTGCTGTTCCTGAATTTAATTCAAAACCTCTGGACTTTGCACGGCCAATTGTGTTGATACTTGCACCTGAACCTGTGTTTTCTGTGCCTCTACTTGATGTTGCTTCAGAATAAAGATTTACTCTTTTAAATGCCTCAACATCACCTGATACGAAACCAACATCTGGTGAACCATAAACATTTGTAACATTGATATAGTTACCTACATTAAATCTTGTGTTAAAATTGTTTTGTGTTTCAAAATCTCTTGCTTTGTCAATATCAACATATGTTGTACCAACAGTTTCAATTTCATAACCTTTAACATATGCTTTACCTGGAGAAATACCAGCTGCAATTTTACTTTCAACACCACCATTACCTGAAGTGTAAATACCTCTATTATTTCCAGCAATTAAGTGTTCTCTTAAATCTAAATCAAAACCTCTAACTGTATAATCACCTGATTCGTCAAATGTTCTTCTAGCTAAAGTATCTTCTAATACGGCATATTCAGTTGTTCTAACTCTATTTTGAATGATACCATTTTTTAATCTTAATAATTCTACAAAGTTTTGGTCTTCTGTACTTGTTAAAGTTTTCTTTGCAAGTGTTAAATTAATTTTAAATCTGTGAGCGCCAGGAGCGTTAACATTAGAAGAACCAGCCGCATTATCATTTAAACTTGTGTCATCATTTGGAGTTACAAAAGATTCTGTAACTTCTAAACCAACTCTATAAGATGGTGAATTTGTATATTTGTCTAATACGATAATTTGTTCTGAAACTTGAACATGAAAGCCATTAATGTAGTAAACACCTTCGCCAATATATGTTGATGAACCTGTTGCTGTTGTATCTACTGTTACAGTAGCCGCTGTTGAATCTGCAAGTATACAATTTAATGTTTCGCCGTCTGTAAATGCGACTGTGGCATTATCTGTACCTGAATTTGTGTATTTTACGAAAAGAGTATCCGGGTCAGTACCGTCTGTAGCGGCAACACCGACAACATTTGCTGTTACGCCTGAAGTTGCGCCTGTGACAACTAAACCATCATAGTTTGTAATTGAAGATGCCGACTTTGCTGATAGTTTTACAGCATAGTAATTTAAATCATAAGAAATTTGGCCAGGAATGACCATTGCACCTTGCTTAAAGATGTGGTCAGATAATCTTTCAATCTGATTCTGTAAAATCGTTTGTGATTGTGTTAACTCTCTCGCCTGTACTGCAAATGATGGTCTATAAAGAACTCTATGGAACTTTTTAGATTCAGCATAATCATCATAATAAGGCGTGAGGTTAAAGTCAGTTGGACTTGGCATCTATTTCCCTCTTAAAATTCAATAATCAATTTAACATTTTCTGTTTGGTCTGAAGCTCTAGTAATTGGCGCTCTGTTTTCAATATAGATAACATCACCTGCGTCTGCGTCAATTTCAGAACTTGCATAACCTGAAGTAAATGACACACTATCAGTTGTGCCAGTTGTTGAAGAAGGTACACCAGTTGAACCTGAAGATTGTCCTGTGATTGTATTTGTACTTGAAAAAGCCGTTAAATCACCATTACTATCTACACCCTCATCATTAAATCTAGTTTGTAAGTAATATAAAATATTATTTACGGTATCGTGTTCAATTACTTTACCTACAGCACCTGTTGTTGCTTGATTAATTTCTTCGTCTTTTGTAAATGTTCCTGAGTTACTTGCTAATAGAACTGCTTTTGTGCCTCTTAATGTTGTAGAAGTTGAAGCAGAACCACCTGATTCGATATTTCGAATAATTGCAACTCGTCTAAAGTCGTTTTCTACTGTAAAGTCACCAGAGTTTGAAGATTCATCACCCTCAAAGTTGGTGTTTGTCATTACATAGTAACCACCTAATTGTTGTACTGCATTAAAACCGTGGCCACCTTTTGGTTCAATAATACAATCTAATTCTGCACCTGTAATACCTGTACCGCCAGCTGCAATAATGTCAGCCGCTGTAATATAAGCATAAGTGTAACCTGAACCTACATTTGTTACTGTCACCGCTGTGATTGCACCAGATGAAATTGTTACTGAAACTGTTCCTGAAGAACCATCACCTCTAATCGGTACACTTGTATGTGTTCCGTCTGTACCACCTGAACCAGCAGATTTAATTGTTACAATATTAATTGCACCATCTGTTGCAGCTGCTGAAACTGTACTATCAGTTGCAACGGCCATAAAGTCAGTTGATAAAAAGTTAACTTGTTGTGATGCTGATAATGAGTACATATATTTCCACTTGTAACCATCACCTGTTGTTAAAATAGATGTAGATGTGCCAGTTGGTTCTACAGTTGAAGATGAGTTACTATTATTATCTAAACATTTGTACACATTATTGTTACTGTTTAACACATAAAAAGTTGAATCATATAGAGTAGATGCACCACTATTGGAAGTTTGAGTAGTTGTTGTGCCAGTTATTCTATTTCCATAGTCGTGTCTGTACATATCATAAGTTGTGCCTGTAGTCCAGTTTCTTCTTGGAATACAATATGATACATCTGAAGCTGTAATTCTTTTTGCAGCCAATAAGTCGTCAAAATAGTAGAATTCGTCTTTGACTGAATCGACTGGTGTTAATGGAGAAGTGTCAGAACCTTCGTTTTCTGTTCTACTATCACCTCTTGTCTTTGTGCCATAGGCCTGTGGTCGGCCGATAGCCATATGATACACAGTAGCTGCAGCTTCATTGAAAGATTCAACAAACTGTTCAGCATTGTGTATTCTAAATTTGTTAGTAATTATCGCTGGCATAACTTCCTCTTTTTAATTCTAATTATATTTATACAAGTTTTTAGTAACTAATGGAGATTTCCGTAGGATGTGTAATATAAGTTTTTAAATCGTCCACTTCCAAGTCTTGGAATTGAACAACCTCACCGTCAAGTGATGTATTTTGTAATCCTATTAATCTCATATCTCCCCAATTGACCAATTTCATTGGTGTTATATATGTGGTTACTGTACTATCTGCTCCAGCAGCTGCTGTTTGAGTATATGTATGATTGCCGCCGTATGGATTAGTAGAACTAAAAATTGTATCAATATTTAATGACTTCATACGAGGTCCACAATATGCGTAACCGAATTTTTGGTCAGAACCTCTAACATTAATAAAGATGTCTGCTGGTTGTCTTATTAACTTTATTTTACGAGTTAATGTTAAATCTCTTGTATTTGGTGTAAAGTGTTCACTTGTACTATCATCAAAATCAGGATCCACGCCTAATTCTGGATTTGCTCTTAATGTTGTACCATCATCTGTTGTTCCTAATCTTCTACCAAAGATAGTAGAGAATAGTGTTGCAATAACACCATAGATTGGACTTTCTTCAATACCAGAAACAATACCTTCAACTGGTGAAGTTATTTGAGCACTAATTTGACTTTCAATATTAACTTGACCTGTAAAATAGAAACCTGCTGTGTGCATAGTCTTTTTGAAACTATCTCGCCAGTCATTAATTGTTCGGCCAACTTTAATTACATACGAGAAGTCTTGGTAATATAAACTGTCTTGTATTCTCATTGCATCTTCAGAAATCCATCCATCTTGGTTTACAAAAGTACCAGCTGTATCTGCAACTGCTGTAACTGTAACACTTGAAGTCGCACCATCAACTTTTGCAATTGTAGCTGATGCACCATTACTAAATGTAATTTCTCTATCAACTTCAAAAGTACCTGAAGCACTTATAACTTTAACAATTTGCAAATCAGAATTAAAAGAACTTACTGTTGCTGTAATACTTGAACTAGAACTATCTAATGATGTCGCTGTTGTATCTGCAACAATCGAACCTGAAACATCTTTAACTAAAATGTATGTTGGTAATGTTAAAGTAGGTGGTGTAGGAGATTGTTGATACTCAGCCCCCGATTCTACAATTTTTAATCCTTGAACTTTACCAATTTCATCACCATAAGCAATAACTGAAGCATCTGCACCACTTGTACTTGTAATTGTGATTGTAGGTAAAGTTGTATAGTTTGAACCTGCATTAACGATACGAATGTCTGTAATATCGCCGACACCTGTTCCACTTTCTTGGACTAATTTATTTCCTGTATAGTTATCACCTTTTACAGTTTCATCTTCTAAAACAATATGGTCATCTTCTGTTGAAGTTGATACTTCTTGTGTAAAACCACCATTAACCACGGCTACTTCAGCCGAAGCCGCACCACCATTTGTATTTGCGTTATTGAAAACTAAACTGTCACCAATTTCATAACCTGTACCTGCATTATCAATAATAAAATCTGTAATACCACCATTACCAATTGCATCTACTTGAATGATTGAGCCTGTTCCACCACCTATAATTGTTACACTATCATTTACATTATATAAACTACCGTCATTTGAAATTGTAATTGTTCCAGGAATACCTGTTGTCGTCAATTTAATAAATGTATCATCAATACCTAAAGCTGTACCTCTTATAACTTCACTTGTTTGAAAAGTACCATTAATACTATCATCATTTAAAATAAATTCTGTAACTAAATTTTCACCAATTTGAAATTGTTGTACACTTTCTACAATAGCAGTCGCACTTGAAGTTTCGCCTGTGATTGTTCTACCTACTAATTCTGTAGGGTCACCAGATTGATTAGATGATTGTATTGCTCTTAAAACTTTATTTGTTGTCCATTTACCATCAGAAACACGCAACATATTTTCTCTAGGATAAACTGTTTCTGAAGTTAAACCAAATAACAATCTAAAGAACATTTGGTGGCCTCTTGCCGTACCCTTTGCTCTGTAAACTGATTTAATATTTTTAATTAATTTTCTTTTATCAACATTGTCACCTAAAGTTTCAGGTAATGTATTTAAAAATTCATTTCTAAATTTTGTTAAGAAGTTAGAAATTACTTTGTCAGGATCCCTAAAGTTTAATAAGTCTTGTATGTTGTTTACGGGATTTGGTCTGTAATCATCAACAATAGCATGAGCGTTTGATGATGCACCAATAATAGCTTCACCGATAATAAATTTGTCTTGTGCAGCTATGTAAAGCTTGCCATTATCAATGTCTTCGGTTAAAATGGTGGATGTTGCACCAGATGATTGACCTGTTATGGTTTCTCCTCTAGTAAATTTTCCATAAGTTGTATTCTCTAAAAGAATTTTATCACCAGAATCTAACTGTGTTCTATCTGTATCAATTCTGGATGCGTCAATTAATAATGAAGATTGACTTGCTTCAATTTCTGTTTCTAAACGAATACCATCTGTCTGTTCAACACTTGTCACGGCCAATTCTGCCGATTCCATAAATGTGTAATATGCTTTTAGAAATTCTAAAAATTTAGGGTGGTCAGAAACGACAAACTCTGGCGCCTGACTGTTTAGAAGATTGGATATTTTATCAGTAAACTTGGCCATCTGATATTATCCTATGTTCCATAACTAGATGATGTTGTATATCCTACACCTGCGTCAGCAGAACCGCCAACAAATGTATCCGCTTCTACTGTGATTGATGAGTTAGCTGTATCAATGTTTATGATTTGGTCTCTAACTGGAATAATATCGTTTGAGTTTGGTTGTACTGTTAATTCAATAACAGTTGATGCACTACCTCTAATATTTTCGATTGATGCAATGTTTAATGAATTAATTGTAATTTGGCCTGTTGTGTAATCAATTGTACCTTGTGTATTATTTGCATAAACACGAACTGCACCATTTAAACTGTATCGTCTAACATTTCCTTGGCCGTCATCATCTAAAAAGAATATTGTTGATGTATCACCATTGATTTTAAAACCAGAAGAAACTAAAATACCACCTTGTTCTGCTTTGTGACCAGAATGTGGATTATATAAACCATTTCTAAAGTAAACATCATATCTTGTAGATGTGCCAATAGTTGGTGTAAATGTTTTTCTAATTCTTAATGTAGTAATATTAGAAACAATACTTGTATCTGTGTTATCAATTAAACCTGTCACTTTTGAGTATCTGAATACACCATCAAACTGATTTAAAGTATCTGTATTATAATTTGTTAAAGTTGTGATGATATTTGATTTTAAAGTATCAGCTGTTTTTGTAGTTGTCTTATCATTATATTTTACAGTTGAAGTTAAAAGAATTGTTGTTGTTTCAGGATCCACAATTTCTGGTCTAACTGAAACCACATTATATCTTTTTAATTGTGTCTTAATACTTTCTTTAGTTGTCGTTGTTAAAGTTGAACCTGAAATAGGATTGATTGCAATTTTAATAACACCGTATTGTGGTGTTTCATCATCTTCTCCACCCCATGCACTAACTGATTGTGCATTTGGATAAATTGATTTGACAATTGTTTCGTAATCTGAAGTTGTTACGGCTCTGTCTTGTGTACCATAATTTAATGGTGCATTATATCTAATAGATTCTTTTGTTTGTGATTCTGCACCGTTAGCTGCGTTTGATGTAACTGCAATTGTAACATCTGAATTGCCATCAATATCACCTGAAAGTGTAAATGAACTTGCACCGTTGGCTTCTGTTTTATTTGTAACAACATATTCTAAGATAACAATATTACCATCATTTAAAGATTTACCTAAAACTCCATCACCAAAGTAAACTTCAAATTTATTATCTTCAGCTTCTTGTGAAAAATAAACTGTAGATGTATCTGATAATTCAGAATAACCAGATGCTAAAGAGTAAACAGTTGTTGTTGTATCTGATACTGAATTTTGAATTGAAACTTTTAAAGTAGATGTATCTGCTTGAGCACTTGGTATCAAAAATCTTTGGTCAGGATCCGAGGTGTCAACTGTATATTTAAAAGTAACTAAAGTACCTTCGTAAATGTTTACACTTGAAAAATTATAAACACCTGAACTTGGTTGAATTGTGTAAGATTGATTTGTTACAAACTCATAACTTGTGCCATCAACTGTTGTGGTAAAAGTTGTGCCTTTGTCCATTGTAATTGATGATGTGCCTGGTGTTACGCCGTTTACTGTAATAGATAAATTTGCTATTGGTGCTCTGCAAGAGTTTGGTGTGTAACCTAACATCTTAGCTAATGAAACAATATTTTTTCTTATATCTGCACTATCTAAGTACATTTCATTAGCCAACATATTGGCGTTAAATCCTAGGTAGTGGGTGTTATAGGCAAGAATATCTAAAAGAACGGCAAAACCAGAACCTTCAAAATTATAGTCCTGAAATTCTGATTGACCTTGTAAAAAAGTTTTTAGATTTGCTTTGACATTATCAAAGTCGAATTCTGATACTGTAAGTTTGTTTGACGCCATTTATTTACCTAATTCTTTGTAATGTAGTTGTGACAGAAACGGGATTTGGTAGATTTAAAACATAAAAATTAACTTGAACATCAATTGCGTTTCTATCAGGTTGTTCGTTAACTGCGATACCAGAAACTCTTGCTCTTGGTTCGTAGTTGTCTAAAACTTCTTGTACTTTTCTTCTAATAAAAATACCTGTTAATGGTGTATAGTTTTCAAATAATAATTCCCTAACACCACAACCTAATTCTGGATGAAAAGGCCTTTCATAGAAGTTTGTATTGATTAAGTTTCTAACACTTCTTTTAACTGCGTCAACATCTTCAATCTTAACCACATCATTCGTTACTGGATGACGAGTGAAATCTAAGTCTAAGTCTTTATAAGTCCTTACACTTTTTTTACTTTTATTTGTGCTTGAAGCGTCATAACTTGCCATAACGGTAATATTTATACACCTTTTAGGAATTAACCTGCAAAAACATTTGAAGAACCACTAATCATGGCTCCGGCATCTGCACTATCACCTATACGACCAACAGGTATACTATTAATTCGAACTGTGCTTGAACCAGCATTTAAAAAACGAACATGAGGTGGACATGGTGGTATTGGTGGTGCTGGGTGTGATACAGTTGGGGCTCCAACTACGATAGCATTAATACCATTTACTTTAACAGTACCATCAGTATTAGATGAAGCTATTGTAGTAACACCTGTACAAGCATGACCTGTTGATAGTGAATCTCCTACTCTACAAACTGCTGGCATTTAAGCCCTCGCTGCCTCTAATTTTGCTTTTTTAGCAAGTCTTTTCTTTTCTTGTTCTATTGATTGTCTT